AGTCTTTGGTATTCGTCACTTCTCCACAAAGAAGTAATTCTAAGAGGACCTATACCCATAGCTTTTTGAAGTCGCAGAAGTCTAATAAGTGTATCCTCTTCCATCTGGTTCCACCCCTCAGCACCCAAATACAATCCACCACCTTCTGATCTAGGACGTCTACGTGACATCCAACCACCGCTTAGTGCAAAAATAGGATGATTTCCAAGTTTTACTTCCTCCCAATCTGGTATCTGCGCTCTTTCCTCTGGTGTAGGATTAGTTTCGCCTAATGGAATTCTTGTTCTTTCACCATTACTATTTTCCCCACCTAAGTCATCTAATGCTTTTGTTGCCATATCTACTAGGGCATCTGTACCTGGCGGAGTAGGCGCTCTATCTGGTCTGTATTCTGGAAGAACAGACGTCCATATTTTTTTCTGATCGTCAATCATTTGTCTTCTCACAGCATCGGTGAACCTTGGCGCACCAGCTTCTATAGCTTTTGCTGTAACCAAACCTGAGGTTGCCCTTACCGTGTTGACCATATCTCTATAATTGTCTGTGATATTATCAAGTGGTAATTTTGATCCATTAAGTATAGATTCTACTCCAGCAGCAAATCCACAAATACGTGCCATCAAGAATAAAATTTCTTCTACAGATGGATTATCAAATAGACCAACGGCATAATCAATCATGCCTTGTACTTTGGCTTTGATCTTTTTAATGTTTTCTTCGCTAAATGTTCTCATAATGGAGTTCTTAAGTTGGTTTACCTTAGCTATGACATTACTTTGAATAAAACTTCCCACTTGATCGATAACATTTTGCATATTAAAGTTTTTAATTGCATCTCTTATTTTATTTATAGCACCTTCGACCACACTTTTAATTTTTTCTTTAATTGCTTCGATAAGAGCCTTGACTTTAATCTTCTCAAACAAAGCTTTGATTGGGTCTTCAATGTTTCTAATCTTGTTGATGAAGCTAAGAGCATCTCCAATAAGACCTTCTACTTGACCAAGTATTATAAAGAAACCACCAATAGCGGCAAATGCATTGGGAAGAACTGAACAGAACCCACCCATAATACTATCTGCAAACCCACCCCTGTAGAAATCATCAAGATTTTGCAGAAATTTGGGTTTGTTTTGGTTTGCAACGAAGTTGGCTGTCAATGGTGTGTATGAATAATCTGATATGAACTGTGCAAATTCGAATGGTGAAATAGCACCTGCTTGAAGTCTCTTATCAAGTAATTCGTATTTCGGTAATTCTTGCACAACAAAATCTGTTTTCAAAACAACATTGTTGATATTGTTTAGGTTAGTATAAAAAGCATCACCATAAACTTTGACTGCTTCTACTACAATATTATCAGATGCATTAGAAACGATGTTTTCAGCAAAGTTCGCTTGTAATACTCCAATTTGAGCTAACGTATGTTCACCAGAATCAGTAGCAGTCGCTTGAGGGGAAGCCTTAAAGACTTTTTCCTCATCAGGACTTAAACACCAATCACGATTGGTTAGTTGCTTTTCCATTACTGGTTTTCCTTAAACGTTATCACTATTCTATTTATCATCAAACTAGTGTCCCAACATCATCAGGCGTATCTCTTGACGCAATACCTTGTCCACTTATTGAAGGTGGGTCTTCTGGTGCAATAGACGTACTGACTGCCACTGGCTCTGGTGCTTCTACTGGCGTAGCACCCTTAGACTCTTCAGCGGTTGCGATATCACCATCAGCATGAGCCGTTGCCGCACCATTCTCAGCCATGCGAACAATATCATCCACATAAACGGTTGATCCTCTAACATGAAGAAGCCCATCCGAACCAAGTGTTAATACGCCACCTCTTATGTCAGTAGTGTCTGTACCAATAATACCAAGATCAGCCGATTTAATATTCATTGCTGTTTTAGCAAATAAGTTCATATTATTAGCCTTGACATTCATGTTCTGCGTTGCTTCTGCCCAAACAAATGGTGCTTTAGCATACCAACCAACCCCAGCCTCAGTCTGTAGTTCTTTCTCAGCCCTAATAGACATAGTACCAATATTGGCTTCCATCTTAACATCAGCACCACGAATTTGTACTTGGTTACCAGCCTGTATGGTTGATTGCTGACCAACAGAAAGTAAATGGTTTCCGTGAACTAGTTGTTGTAAATCGCCTTCAATTTCTTCAATCTTATTGCCTTTTACATAGACGTAGCTATTGCCCATAATCGTAACTGTACTCATGCCACCAACAGAAACGTGTTGGTTTCTATCGTTAACCTCATATTTGTCTGATATTGTCTTATCAGTCTTTACACCCTTATTGTCAATCTGTACGAAAGAGCCAGACTTGTGGTAAATCATAATTCTTTCTGCGCCAGGAGTGCTGTCTACCTCAATTGAATTTTTACCTGCATGTATTACTCTATTAAATCCATATTCAGCATCATATGCTGATGGTGGTTCTGACCAAACTCTTTCCGTCCCACCAATCTTCATGTCTCTAGTACGTAATGTGTTTTGATCTGTTACATATGTCTCATCGATGTATTCACCACGAGCAAGTCTATGGTTCTGTGGTTGACCAATATCTTCTGGTGCTGAACCCTCAGCCGTTTTCTCGCCTTGGGTCTTTGGGATAACTCCCCAACCTGTGACTTCTGGATTCATAATCTCAGTCATTTGTGTTGGTATCAATCCTAGTATCATTGGCTGTTGAGCGCCTCTACCATCTAAGAACATACCAAACACCCAAGAATTTAATTTTGGTATAGTGTTTGGGTTGTAATCTCCTTGGACAACAATAGCCCATGGCAAATCTTCTGGTGCAATGTCTTTGTTGGTTCCATGCACACCAAAAGCTCTAACTTTACAACGTCCTTCTTTACGTGGATCGTCATTATCTTCTATTACCCCAATAAAAAATAGAGGGTCTTTAATTCCTACACCATATTCATGCATCTACGTCACCTTTACTCCAATCAAACTTAGCAAGTTCGAGTGCTGTGTTTAATGTATTGCTCTCTTTAGAACGAGCGTGTATAGTTCCCACGACCAAATACTTACCACTAAGGTTCGTATGTTTTGATAACGTATTAACCCCATCCATATTTTGGACATCTAAGTTAACAATCATACCTGGCATAATATCTAGCCGACCTTTCAATTGACATTGAACTTTAGTCGCATTCAAATGCAAATCATAAGAAAGCCTGTTTGAAGCGATTTGAGAAATGTGTCTATCTGTATGTAAAGACCCAGGTATGTCTCCTGGTTGTTGAAAATCTTTATATACTAAAAAGTCTTTAGCATTCTCATCAGTAAACATATCATTTCTGAATGCTTCTGTGTGTGGATTATCGCTAAGTTTTCGTGTGTCGCCTGACATATCGATATAATTTGCATCTTTAGAATAATCAAATATGTTATGGACAACCTTTCTTCTTAAAAAATCAATTTCTGTAATACGGTTTCTATAAGAACCAGAGAATATGTCACTAGCAGTATCAATTCCCCTTGACACCACATTCAATTCTTCTACCCTGTTTATTTGATCAGAAGGATCACGACCATCTGCATTAGATGATGGGGAATAGAATAGGTCTACCAAATCTTTTCTTTGTGCTGTTTTGATAAAGTATTCGTCAGTCGCAAAGTAAAAGTTATCTAATGTCTCAAAGAACTTGAAAGAGTTTGATGGTGTCTCTGGTTGATATGCTTGTGTCTGTAGCAATCCCATTGCATCAGTAGGAGCCATGTTTGGTATGATACACTTATTAATATTATAAGTGGGTTGAATGAAAAAACTTCTGTCTGGCTCAGCCGAAATAGTATGCCTTGCAGTTGCATACTCAAGTGTTCTACTTTTGTCTTTGCTATCAAGATAATCTACATCACCCAATTTAGAGAAATATGTATTAAAAATCTTTTTTGCAATATCATGTATAGAACTTTGATAAGCTTTAGTGATACGTCTTGTACTTGCTTGGAATGAAATGTCTGACACAAAGTGGATTGTATATAGAACACCATTCCCACTTTCAGAAACAACAAAGTTGTCAATTTTAAACACTCGAACTTTAATATTAAATTCAGCATTAGTGTCAAAACTTTTAAGTTTCATTTGTATAGTTTCTTCTGATCTCAGAGGAAACGCATCGATAAAACCAATCGTATCCAATACGGTAATGTTTCCAGAGTATCCCATCTGTTTCATATTTTGTCTAATCTCAAAACCAAGAATACGCCCAGCCATATCCTCTTGCTTCGAACCAGAATAATTGGTTACGACTGCACTCAGGATATCTCCTGCTGACGGATTAAAATCGCTATTATTCATTAGCTACTTGTCTTCTTGATAAAGCTATCGGTGATCTGTGGTAAGAACTGTGCGTCAATCAAGAATATTTCCTTTTTGTTGTTATTATCAACCAACTCTTGGTCATAGATTTTCCATGGCTTCCATTCTTCTGGAATAATTCTTTTGATGATAATTTTTCTGCCCAATTCAGTACGCAAGATGATACGATCTTCTTTACGAAGATAAATTGTTCTAAACGATTCTGGGGCGAGTTTTACTATGTCTACTGCCATTGATTATACCTCTTTATAATAATAGATGATATTCTCATCATTATCGTCTCTAGTCCAATCAACGATGTCTTCTCCGACCAAACCTGATTGTTCTCCATACTTATCGATTAGATAGTTGTTAAAGTCTTGTTCTGACTTAGGCCATTCATGGTAAGGGTCTATAATGTTATTAGAAAAATATACTAGCCAAGTATAGTCTGTAGAACCATAATAGAAATCGGCAATATCTTCTGGGCGTTGACCTTCTTTAACTGTGTATGGAAGGTGTAGCAGTGGGTTGTTAGAAACTTCTTTAGTGAAACTACTACGACGTGTAATGTCACGCACTAGCCTACCTTCGTAATTTATTACTGGAAACTGTTCGAAATATTTAGCCATTATTCGTTCCACCCATCTAGTATCGTACCTTCTTGTATTGCATTATCCGCAACACCATAATCATGAGCGTTTTCAGCCTCTAGTTCTTGCATTGTCATACTTATCTGTACTCCTGCTGGCTTACCACCTTTCATAATAGCAACACCACCACCAGCACCATAATCAACAGAAAATTCTGTTACCATAGACGTTTTATACTTAATATAATGTTCTTCATTCACGCCAAGCAAATACATGTCAACAGTAGATGGATATTGTAGGTAAGCCTTTGGTATCCCTGCTAAAGAAGTAACAGTTGGTAGTGAATTTCTCTTAATCATTTTTACGATATTACGAATACGTTCTGAATCAGTTTGGTTACTAGGAAACAATTCCCAAGAAAACTGATGCGACCTCAAGTCAACACCTTCGAAAGCAAGAGTTTCACGAGGGTTTAATGTTTGGTTTGTAACGGTGTCGATAGTTTTGGAAATGTTACCATCCATCAACGGATTGTTTCTCAACAAATATTGAGCGCCAGATGCAATGTCTTTAAGATCAGTTCCTAAGAACTTCGATGCTATGTCATTAAGACCACCACCAAAATTGCCACCTGTCAATGCCGCTGACATACTAGCACCCAATCCTTGAAGCATACCAGGGATATCTTCTACACTACCACCTTCACTAAAAGATTTGATTTTGTTTGCAATTGCTTCTGTGAATGGATCACGTTCAAATCCATTTATTCTTAAATTAGTTGCATCCACAAGTTGTTTTGGAAACGGCAATTCGATTGCGTTACTAGAACGTAAACCAACGCCAGATGCTCTGCCATTACGTGTAACTAGTGTTTCTCTACGTTGATTAAAACCGTTTGAGTAATTCTTATAATCATATTTGTTGAACACCATCAAGATACCGTGTGGGTGTGGTTGTGCTGGAAATGATTGATAAGAGGTTTCGTTTTCTGAGGCTTTAGCTCTTTCGAAGACCTCTGGTCTTTGGAATTTTGATCCGAAAATACCCATATGTAACCCTGCCTGTTTTCTTATAAATAGTGATGTATGATTCTATTTATATTAAATCGAGAGGTTAATTTTATTATATAATGGCACATAGTGGAAGATTTCGACCAAAAAACCCTTCTAAATATAAAGGTGACCCTACAAAGATCATTTATAGGTCAATGTGGGAGTTTAAATTCTTTAGATACGTGGACATCCACCCCGATGTAGTGTGGTGGCAATCGGAAGAAGTCGTAGTCCCTTACATGTCTCCTATTGACGGAAGACGCCATAGGTACTATCCTGATGTAATTGTCAATAAGAAAACCGCTGATGGCAAGACTGCAACTATGATGATTGAGATTAAACCTTATGCACAAACAAGACCACCTGATAGGTCTAAGAAAAACGCTACCAAAACTGGTAGAATATCAAGGAAGTATTTGAACGAAGTTAAGACATTTGGAATTAACGACGCTAAATGGAAAGCCGCTAGGAAATTCTGCGCTCAGCGTGGGTGGCAATTTGAGATTTACACAGAGAAAGAACTGGGAATAAAGTAAGATGGTAGCAAAAGTATTCGACGATATCCTATTAAA